CCAAGTGCGTCAACCGTCTGGGTAGACGTTTGCACGGTGAAGACTTCGCGCCAGAATCCACAGCCGGCCATAGATCATCCGATCGATTGGTCTGAGTGCATCCGCCGTATGGTCTGGATGAACGGGTGCGGCTCGGGGGTCACGGCGTCATCGCCGCGCCACGGTTCAAGGCCACCGACTTGCAGCCGGATAGCCATCCACTCTTCCTCCGACATCAGCGCCACGCCACGGTTGGTAGCAGCCTCCCACATGGAAACCGCTGCGCGCAATGAAGCAGCGATAGCCGGGTCATCTTCTCGATGTCCCTTCTTCAACCATGCGCGCACGTCATCTAGTGTCGTTGGGATTACTGGCATGGTGCTCCACCGCGGCGGGGGAAGGGCCGAAGCCCCGCCCCGCCGCTGCTGAGAGGATGATTAGGACGCAGTGACCTGGAGCTGCACGATCGCCTTTGCGCGGGTGAACGCGGAGTTGGCGAACATGGTGCCCTGGAACTTGACCTGACCGCTACCGGCCAGAGTTAGGGCATCCCTGTCGATATTCATGCCGGTCCACTCCCGGGCGCTGAATGCATCTCGCACGTTGCCGCAGATCAGCATGGTGTTCACGCCGCTGGCTGCAACAAGCTTGTAAGTCGGTGCAAACTCGGTGACGTACACCGGCAGACCCATGAGCGTGAACGATCCGCCAGCCACGCCAACTGCATCGGCGGATGGAATGAACACTGGGACGTTGTTGATCGTCAGGCCACAGATTGCCGCGTATACGTCTTGCGACATTACCCATGCACTGGAGTTCCAGTACGAAGCAGGCAAGAGGCTGTATCGCATCTCGCGCAGATTCGCAACGGTCACGCCGGCAGTAATAGCCGTCGCACGTGTTGCACCACCACTTGCAACAGCCTTAACGGTTGCAGCAGACGTCGTGGTAAAGAGTCCGACCGGCTGATGCGTGGTCACGCCGTTTGTACCAACAGTTCCAAGTCCGCCGACGTAACCGAACTCAAGGTTGCGTGCGAATTGGCGCATCAGGTTGTCGACGATTTCAGCCTCGACATCGAAGTTAGCCTGGGCGAGAAGTTGCTTGGTGACGCTGGTGTAAGGCAAGCACGCTGCAGGAGTCAATGGAACTTCAGCGAACGCCGGATTGATTTCCGTGCTGGCCTGTGTTCCGGCATCACTGACCGTCCACGCCGAGGTGTAAGCGGAAGTTTCGAGCGTGTTGTAGCGGAGCGTTTGGTAGCCCTGCACACCAGTGCGAAGCTCAGCGAGGTTGCGAACAACAGTCGCAGCGTCGATGTACTTCATGATCATGTCTTCGTACAGCTTCGGAATCATCACAGCACTGCTGTCCTGACTCTTCAACGCTGCACGAACTTCAGGCTGACGGCCGCCGCGCATGTAGCCCATCCACTGGTCGCGGTAATCGTCGGTGCTGCGGTACTCATCGCGCTGATTGCGGCGATCGATGGTGCGCTGGATTGGGGTCGCCGCCTCGCGGATGCCATCAGCGGCAGCCATCGCGGCGTCGCGCGCCTCGAGGATCTCCTCGATCTGTGCGACGATCTCGGCGCGGTTCTCTACTTCAGTTCCTTCGACGTTCTGTGCGCGCAGTTCTGCGAGCTTTGCATTCATGGTGCGGATGTTCATTGGCTTGATTACCTTTGTGATTACTGGCGTTTCTAGATGGCGAACTTGAGCAGTGGTGGCGTTGTAGGCACCCTGCTCGACGATTGAAATCTCTCTGAGATTGACTGAATTGAGGGTGCGCTTATCACCGGACCACGAATCCCCACCAGCAGGAACGTGGAATCCGAAAGACATTTCAGACACAACACCGCGTTTCACCAGGTCGAGCACCCCTGCGTCACGCTGGGAATCGCCGAGCGTGGCGGTGTATTTCAGACCTTGATCGTCTGACTCGAGCGTGAGCGTTCCGCTCTTGGTGTTTGCAAGAATCTGCTTGGAATCGTGCATGAACCACAACGATGCACCGGCTGCGATCGATGCGTCAAACGCACCAGGCGCGATGCGTTCGGTGAACGTGCCCTTCGCACCCATGAGTGGCTTGCTCCATGAGTTGTAGAGCGCGGCGTAACCGGTGATGGTCTTGCCTTCAACAGCACCGATAGATGCCTGACGTGTTTCGAGATCACTCATATGGTGGGTCGCCTTCGTCTGCGTCTGCAAGATTCGCAGCTGGTGTAATGCCGGAGATCACCGGCGCGGGATCGTCAAGGCCTGCAATTCGTGGCAAGCCGAGCCGCACGCGTGCATCGTTTGGCGCGAGCACGCCGATACCAACCAGTGCTGCGTACGCCTTGCCGGCCGTGCGGAAGTCGCCCTGTGTAATGGGGACAAGATCGGTAGTAATGCGTTCACCTGGTGGGAGCAGCTTGCGGGAGAACTCAGCATCGATGCCAGCGCAGAACGGAGCGAGGCAATGCGTCACATACGCCTGCGCTACCTCTGGCTGTGATCTTCCTTCACCCTGCCCGAGCAGTTGAGCCGGCACGGAGAACGCCCGAGCGACTTCCTCTACACCGAGCCGCTTGCACTCCATAAGCCGCGCGGCTGCGTCTGCTGCCATCTGATTAACCTTCATTCCCTCGCCGAAGAACGCGGGGAAGCCAAGTTTGTCTGCGCCGCTGTGTTGCTCTGCCCACTTGGTACGCATTGAATCGCGTGCCGTAGCCGTGAGGGGCCCGGGGTGCTCGATCGCCAGCTTTCCGACAAAGCCGGATTTGGCCAGTTCCTCGATCGCTTGGTCCAGAATGGCTTGAGTCCCAAGCACGCGAGAGCACTGGTCGATCGGAGACACCCCGAGCCAGGGGGAGCGCGGGTCCGTCGAAGCCCGCACATGGACGATGGAGGAATCGTCCACCACTTGTCGGTCAATGATGTAACGCGCCTGTGTTCCCTTGATTTCTACGCTGACGGCGCTCGGGTCAATCGGCTCCAGCGCCACTGGGTCGCCGGTGCGTAGATCGCGCCGGATGAACAGGTAGCCGTTTCCGAAGTAGAGAGCCGAGGCAGCCAACCACCGACGCACCTCGTACCCACTCAGGAACGAACTACTGTCGCCCCGAAGCAGGTCGATGACGGGCGAATCCTTGACGATGGATCCATCCCGTCGCGTGACGGTCAGGTCTAAGCGCGCCGAATCTGTACTGATCAGATTCACGGCACGCACGATGGCGGGGCAGCCGAGTAGATCAGTAGACAGCGTTGTCAGCGTCAGCGGAGTGAAGCTGATCAGCGTTTGCGCTTGTGACCGATAGAAGAATCTGCCGAACCATGACGCCATGCCCGTACTACACCACGGTATTTCACGAATGCAATAGCGCCTACATACACCGCGTCAACAGCGTGTAGACACTATTTCAGATTGTGTATGCGGCGTACATACGCGCAGTAATCAGAAGCACCAAACACAAACGCCGCGGCGATTTCTCGCTACGGCGTTTGTGTTCAAACCCTCGGCGCGTGCCGGGCGGCTTTCGCCGTCTTACTGAGCAGCAGGGCGGCGGCTCAGGCCATGTTTCCATGACAAGTGAATTGTATCAGAAGCCGGGTTGAGTCTCGTACATGCTGCCTCCCATGATCTGCAGATCGTTCAGCACACGCGCCGCCATGACCTGAGCAGTGAGTGCGTCGATGTTGCTGGTGCTCTTCTGTTTCACCGGCATGGCCAGTCCGGTCAGACCAACGTAGAGCCGAGCGGACGCCAAGCACGCACGCAGCACTGGGTCAGGCTTGCAGCGGATGCGCTCGGCGCGGATCCAATCACTCCAAACAGCCCAACCGCCGCCCATCCATACGATTGTCTGCGGCGCTTTGTGCCATTTCCAGCCATGTTTCCGCTCCATTTGAGCAGCCCAAGCGCTCGCTTTACCCACCGGATCGGCGACAAAAGCGCGAATATCGTAGGTCCGGCAGATCTCTACCAGCCTTGCTTCGACCAAATCTAGGTCGATTGTCGGGCCTCCAGCCAGCGAAAGTGCGTGATCATCCACCCATTTCTGCAGTGGTTGGCGCGTTCGCTTCTCATCGAAAGCGATATCAGCGCCGGCCCACCAGTGGTATCCACGCGTGTGCACCTTCGTTCCATCCCACACCGCCAGGCACAGCGACGTGAGATCGCACTGCGAACCAAACGCGAAGCCGCCCTGGCTGAAGTCCACCGCCACCACACCGGCTGCACCGGCCAACATATCCCAGTCCTCATCGACCGAAACACGGTCGAGTAGCTCGAGCGGGAGCGCGCCGGCGAGGTCATCCGTGAACGTAGCCAGCTCCTGCAGCCACGTTTCCTCCCGTGCCTTGGGGTCTGCGGTCGCCAGTGCGTTCGCGATCTTGTCGCGAATGACGCGGATGCCAGCGCCGAGAACACCGGCGCTCGGGTTCGCGTGCTGCACCGCTAGGTCTGAGTCCGGCACATCGTCCGTGTCCATGCCCCAGAGCATCGCCCACCAGCCCTCCGGTAGCGGCGTCCCCTGGTCAATCGCGAGTTCGCACGCTTGCCAGTACGGCCACAGTTCCCGCGATTTCTGATCGCGGTCCGGCGTGGTGATGAACAGCATTTGACCCGTTGGCGATTTGGTGACCGATGACATACCGCGCAGAATCGCCGCGTCCATGCGACTGGCCTCATCCGCGATCAGAAGCCGGGGGACCAGGCCGTCCATACTTTGATCAGTCGATGGGAACGCGTTGAATACAGCCTTCTTGTGTTGGATCAATCCGGACGTAGTTGAAGCACCCCCACCCACCGAGCGCCACCGGTCCTCGCCGTTGTGCATCTTCGCGATGCGCCCGTGGATGATATTCGCCTTCATCTGATTGGTCGCCACCGCGCACAGTTCCATGTCCTCGCCGGTGGACAGCAGCCACTCGAGCAGCGCGACCACCAGCCCCGTCTTGCCGGCTCCACGGGCCACCGACCACAGCGCGTAACGCGTAGCCGGAGTGCCATCGTCCGCGCGCCGGCGCGCCAACAACACCGCGCACACGTGCACCTGCCAAGGGAGAAGCTTCATACCCATGACCTGAGCGCGGGTCACGAAGGCGTCCAGCTGCGTTCCGTCCCATGCGATGCCGTGTTCACCTGGTGCGTCGCGCTCTGCTAGGTAACGGGCGCACGCCGCCTTGATCCGCTTCGGCGCCGGCACGGTCCCGGCGATCACGCCCCTGGCGTACCCATCGGATCGCTCCAAAGCGCTGTCTACGGCTTGAATACTTGCAGCCTTGGGAT